TGTCGGCATGTGCGAAAATTCGCTACCCTCAAGCATCGCGCCCATCGTGTAGGCGCCGATAATCGCCAAAACCATCTTGTCCTTACGCAGCAGCGCCGGCCCTAGAACGGCGCGTGGCGGGATATTGTCGGTTCCGAGCTCCTGATAGACCATAACGTCCGACATGCTGCCTATCACTGCCGATAGGCCGTTGACCTCATGTGAAATAGAATCACGAAGCTTTCCGGACCGCAGCAGCGGGTCGTTCTCACTGTAGCCCTGCGCTACGCGATCATCTTTCGTTACCTCAGCCAACTCACTCCACCCACGAAATCCGCCGATAGCGCCTTGATAGACGCCAAACTCAGCTTTCGCCTCCTTTTCGACCACCTCGGCTGCCCGCTTTAACGCCTTATGCTCAGCGACCAGCACTTTTTCGCTCATGCGCGCCAGGTGCCCAATAAAGCTGGCGATCGAATGGATGGTCATTTTTGCTCGTCGTAGCTCATAGTGTTGAAATTGAATTTGGAGCCATCCATTTCGGAAAAATGAATGCACCAACCGGTTCGCGTTATATCGTCCAGCTCAAATGCGATGTCAAAAGGTATGTTTTTCATCACCAGATACAGGCATTCGCGAATTGGAGTGGACTGAACTACTTTTTTAACGCTGCCTTGTCCGCGTCTGGATCCGCACTTCCAAACGTAGCTTGCACGTGCTCAGCTACGGCCTCGATGCCGTCCTCGTCCAGCAACTGAATGAGTGCCTCGATTTCCTTCTTTGTCTTGGGCTGGTACACAATCAGGTCATCGATAGCTGTCACGTAAATCAGTGGCAGCACCATGCCGGTGTAAGTCTGATTTTTTGCTGCGTCGCCTAGCGCCTCAATAAGTCGGTACTGCGATAACACACCTGGCCGTTTGATCTTAATGACTCGGCCACGAGCATCGATCACGCTGGTTTCTTCGTTTGCTTTGGCTAGCACTTGCTGGCTTGGCGTTTCCTTGATAATCACTTTGACTGGCTTGTTCATATTTATCCTTTTTGCCGCCGACGCTGACTGGCGACGGTTGAATTACGAAACCTTGACGCGGCGAGCAGCAACGAAGCGGATTTTTTGATGCACACTATCGTCGCCCTTGTAGTTGCCCGCGTCCTCCAGCGTGAGCAGCACCTGCAGGTAGCGGTACTGGGTGATCGCTCCGCTCACCTCTTGAATAGTCTCTGTGATCGTGACCGGGTTCTCGTTCAGGCCCGAGTAATAGTTCGCTTCGATCTGGGCGAAATAGTCATCAACCGTGCTGTCCTGACGCTCGATATCGAATGAGCCAGACCAGCCATCAGGAAAGCGCAAGTGGCGCGTGATGCCGTCCAGCCCCTTAATCTTTTTGTCAGTAATGTCGGGCTTACTTGTGAACCCGACGATCTGAGAAAAGGCTAATGCACCGTTTGGGCCGATGAGATCGAGCGAAAGGTCGCGCCCGACGGAATAACCGTTTGTTGGCATGTGAAGCTCCAATAAAAAAGCCCGCGCGAGGCGGGCTGGTTAAGCAATTCGATGAATTACGCCAATGAGGTCGACTGGCGGCTGATGGAGACGGACTGTCCGCCCTCCAAATTGACGATGAATTTTTCAATCACGGACAGGTATCTGACCTTGACGTCGGCTTGCATGTAGCCAAGCGCGACCCGGGCCTGCGCGTTGTTTTTGGAATCGCACTGGACGCTGTACGGCGTGGTGCCGTCAGAACTGCCGATCATTCCCTGCCCGTTCATCGATTCGAGGAACGACGAGATTGTTGATCCCGCTTCGCGCTGCCGCTTCGCGCTTTGGAGGCTACCGATAAAAATTCCCATGCCGGCATTCAGCGTATAGGCGATGTAATTGGTCATGCGCGTGTAGTTGTCGCCATTGATAACCGCATTGCTCGAGCTGTTGTGGCCGAAGCGCGCACCGAAGCTGGCGCCGGCTGGGATCGGGTTGCAGATCAAGTCGATGCCAGCAGTTCCCAGCAGGGCCAGTTCTGCGCTCGAATAGACCAAGTTCTGATAGCTCTTTTGCGTGCCGACGATGCCGTACAGCGGCTTGTTCAAGCTCGACTGCTCCGGCGACAGGTTGGCCAGCTTGCCGGCAATGAAGCCCTGCGGCGATATCAAGCGCACCAGGCTGTTCACGGTGTCGTTGAAATAGATCCAGTCGCCGAACAGCAGTTTGAACGCGTAGCTGTCGATGCCCGCAGTTGCCTTCACTGTGGCGGCATTCGCAATTGTGTCGCCGGCCGGGCCGACGCCGATCATATAGACGCCTTCCGACAGGCCGAAAGCGAGCTCGGTCGACCATTGCGTCGAGTCATCCACATCGGAAAGCACGCCGATCGATGTACCGGTATTGCGCAATGCGTACATACCCTTGCGCGGAACCGTATCGACACCAACCAGAACCGAGCCGGTGATGGTAGTCGCGCCATCGGTGCCGCCTGCCAGAGTGTAGGTGGCGGTAGTTGGTGCTGTCGTGCCGGCGCCGGCCGTGGCCACGATGAATTGCGATGCGCTGCGAATGCCGGACTGCCCGGAATTGATCGCTGCCGCCATATTCACCCACAGCGCATTCGCGCTACCAGCAATATTGTCGAATACCTCCGGCGTCTGATTCGGCATCGTCACCGTCGCCTTGTAGGTCGATGCCGCAGTGCCCGCTGCGATGCTGACAGTTGCCGAGTTGCCCAGGGTGCCGGTATATTTGCTTGTGAAGGTGATGCAGGTTGCCTGCACCAGGATGGATGCAGCCACATCGGTGCCGTCGGTTACTCGTACACACCGGAAGTTGTTCGCCCCTTGAAGCACGGCTGCGGCAACGGTTGTGCCCATGTCGTACTTGCGAGCCTGGATGGCGCCGAATTGGCGCGAGTAATCCGCCATGGTGCCGATGACGGTCGGGGCGTTCGTCGGCCCCCATGTGGCGGTGCCGACGATGCCGAGAATGTTGGTGGCCACGCCGTTGAGCAACGTAACGCTAGGCGGCACGATCTGCACATACAGATCGGGAACGATGAGGGCGGTCGTATTAATCGACCCTTGCTGAACTACGGGCATGAGCGGCTCCTAAAATAAAAAAGCCGCCCGAAGGCGGCCTGAATGGCGTGTTTCTGATTACTTCGAAGCCGGATCGTCCGGCGCTGCAGTTTTGATGAAGTGGTTCTGCCACTCCGAGTCGATAAATTGCTTGACGAGCTTTGCGTCAGTGATGACGTCGCCTTTTACATAGTCGAGAAAGTTTTCAACGACGGTGAGCGCGATATTCATGGGCGTGCCTTATGTGGTGCTCAGCGAGACGTTGAGCGTGGTTTGTGTAATTTGCGTGGCCGCCACTGATTGCGTGGTCGAGTATTCGACGCTGTACTGAAAATCGCGCCGGTATAGCTTTGCCTTTTGCGTCTGATCGGTGATATGGCTATTCCGATAAATCAGCCGCGCCGAGAATCCATCGGCCAGCGTGAAGCGCTCGACTGCGGACAGCGCAACGTCAAGCGCCGCGCCGATCACATCTCGCTGCGCCGGGGTGCTCGCCCACACGGTGATCTGGAAAACTCTGTCCTGCGTTCGTAGCACGCGCGCCAGGCTGCCAGTGACACCGATCAGCGCCGCGGTGATGTTTGCCGCGCCAGGCAGCGCGATGACACCAGCGGCCGCCGTAGCTCCTGGCCAATCAGCAGCGACCAGCACCGCCAGCGCGGCGGCCAACGTCGTCGGTGTTTCTGCCGTCAGTGCGGTCCGCACATAAGCCTTGCCGCTGACGGTGATTGATACGTTTTCCTGCCTGTATGGAACTGGCACGGCGCCGGCGATGGTTATTTTTTGCCCGGATACGGAAATAGTCAGGCCGGCGCTGTTGACGCCCTGCTCGATCCAATCCTTCGAATATCTGGTTTTGTTCGTCTCGACGTCGGTCGTAAACACGCTGATGTGCGTCTTGCCGGCGAGAAGGTCCGCATCAAGGCGCGAGCTGGTCGGCCAGCCCTGGTACACCACAATGTCCTTGCCCGACACGGACGCGGTAGCGGTTCCATTCGGATAGACTGCAGCCGCGACCATCGCGACCAGGGCGTTTTGTACGTCGCTGATGTCGCTCATGTCATGGCCTGCATACAGGTGAGGCGCCAGCCCAAGTCGGTCAATTCAGCCGAACTGATGACCATGCGGCGCCCTAGGTCGTCGGTAATGATGTCGGCCGAGCGCAGCGTCACGCCGGCCAGCGCCGGCAGCAGAACGGCCCACCATGGCGATCGAACGTCACCCGGAAGGTTGCTTTCGTTCTTCTCGCCCTTCGTCCCTTGCAGTACAGAGGCAGGCCAGGCCGTCAAAAGCGGCGTTTCGTTATCGTCCGTGTCGCCGCCGTAACCAACCGCGCCGACCCCGGTTTGCTGTTGGGGCCGAATCACATTGATCGTGTTCGAGCACTGCACGGCGAGGATCGGCAGCAGCGCCTGCTGGGCGGCAATGAAATAGGTTCCGCTCGGACCAACCAGGTAGTCGCCCACCCGTGTC